CGGAGATGTTCCCGGACGCTTATAAAGCGTGGTTGCGTTTGAAAATAAGTTCAAGTTCGTCAACCGGTAATTTAGCCATATTTGGATCAAGATCTTCAAGACCCAGCATTTCAATGACTTCTGGCCTTAATGAGAGCTCATCCCAATCAGTGAGGATGCTGATCAGTTCCAACCGAATAGGGTCTGAGAGACAGTTTAGGAGCATGGCCTGTAGGCGAGAAACAAATGAATGTTTCTGTTCAGGCAAGAACAGCTGCGCCCATCGCTTGTCTCTGTCTTGTAACACCCATCGATCATGAGACCACTTAAAGCCCAACCAATAAACCCCAAACTTTGACTTGTCAGAAGATAAGGTAAAAGATGTGTATTTAGACACGCCTTCAATAAGATGTTGAAGACTGCACTGTAATCTGACAAAACAATCATCACCATAATGCTGTGAATCAATTGGTGACTGGAAGCCCATCTTTGCCAATGTATAGTTGATAACAACTTTGCCAATTATTGAACCGATGATATTGGTTCCGGCGACGCCTGAGGCAATTCCACCATAATTTAATAGACGTTCGCCTCTATAATTAATCCACCGTTTGACGTAAACCTCAGTAATACCATGCCAAATTTTGAGCTGTTCTGGGGACATTTCAAATAATTCGCCAATCTTTTTCATTATTTGTCTAATTAATTGTGGGGGTGGGCAAAAATCAAAATCACTAAAGTCAGTGGAGAATACGTCTTTTTGATTAAGGTAGGGGGCAAATTTCATTCCACCTGACTTGAACCAATCAAAACCCACATTCCACCAGGATATAGCAGAAGATTGTGACATACTTTCCTGCAATGGAGCCCAGAACATTTTTTCAACCATGACGAATGGACCAGGGGCGACAAAGATAATACGCCTTTTTGCCTGGCGTTTTCGAACTTGAGATCGAAAACTAACTTTAAAATCTGGGATGTTATTCAGATCATGTTTTAGATCATGGATACATTGGTTTAACTCCCAATCGTCAATATCGGTTTTTCTTTTGCATTTATGACAATAACAGTTGCCAGATGAACGACTTAGATCTTTAAAGGTCGATCGAACTTCAGAAAGATGTAATGGATGTAAAACAAGACAAAGGTTGCCCAGATCAGAGAAGATGTCTGATAAAACCGAGTGCAAAACATCGG